CCTGGGTCAAGGGAGTGACTTTACAAACAGAAAGTGGCATTAATGTCGTACAGTCTGTATTGTCTGGTCTACTTTCTAACCCATTTTGCGTTAGTTTTAGAGATATGATACTTTCATTAGTCTCAGCACGCATTTTCAGCAAAGATGTTTCAAGCAACATTTCAAGGATTTTCGGAAAGCCTAAAGCTATGTCCCTAATTGAAGTTTGTTCTGTTGTCGTAGAAGGCATATCCAATATGATTAAGTTTGCGTCCATGTTAATACAGGGCCATTCTTTCTCAGAGATTTGGAACGCTAGTGATCCACTAGCCGCCTTTATCAGTGAATCTCAAGAGCTCCTTAAGTACAAAGACCACCTTAATCGTGGTTTTCGCGTTGAGGGGTATATGTTATATTCTGATTTTAGACTTAAAGCTCAAGAATTAATTGATGCTTCAAAGTCTATTATTTCATCTAAGAGTCCATATGACGCTAATATTAAGACAGCTAAACAACTAACACAGGACCTCGTGAATGCCACTATAGAAGTGGATCGCATCGTGAACTCACAAAAGAGGATACCCCCTTATGCTTTTGTTCTATGTGGACCTCCCGGAATTGGGAAGTCTCATCTCCTTTCTCTCATATATGAGATTTATGGAGAAGCAGTAGGCAAGCCTTTTGAGGATTCACAAGTGTATGCTCGAAATAAGAATACCACTTTTTGGGAAGGATATGTTCCTTTTGCTCAGCACATAATTTATTATACTGAGTTAGGGAATGAATCTAAATCTTATATCAAGAGTAGAGGAGACCCTCTCCTAAATGAAATCCAATCCTTGGTTGATTCTAACCCCTATCCTGTGGATATGGCGTTTGACAACAAGGGAAAGTATTTTGCCGTACCTGAAGTCATTGCCATTGACACAAATAACAGGGATCTGCACGTAGAAGAACTGATGTATTCAAAGTCAGCCATTAAACGTCGTTTCCTGTATATTGATGTTTCCGTTTTGGAACGTTTCCGCAACGAAAAAGGAACTGGTATAGATACCAGAAAGTCGGTAGAGGCTGGGGGTAATTACCTCAATAGATATAAGTTCCGATGCACTAGATACTCGCCTAATGGCAATCACGGTGTAATCGAAAATATTCTTTTCGACGGTGATGACGTAACTGACTTTACACGTTTTCTTATGGATGATGTACGCTCCTATGTTACTAAACAGAAAGAGATGATTTCAAAAGATCTCACATCTTTTGTCAGAGACATCGGAATGGCCCAACAAGGTCATGAACCACTCTCAGATGATGAAGAGAAACAAGGTTATGAACCACTCTCAGACGATGAAGAGGAAAGAGACGGTTGTGAAATATTGACTGAATCTGATATCCTCGGAGATGAGAGAGCAAAAAGAAGACAAAATCAAATATTAGCAAGTGAAAAACTAATTGATGAACTTATTGATGATGATGCGAGTGTCTTAAAAGATGCTATTAAACAAAGCTGGACTGATTCCAAAACGTATGTTAATATGTTGTTCACAAGTGTGTGGTTATACATTTTGTGTTGTTGCAGACGTGGTTATCGCCATGGTGATCCACTATTAGACCGTATCGTTGCCTCACACATTTGGATTCTTGTACCCTATATAATCACATATTTCATGTGGGGAACAGTTCTCAAAGTAATTTTGACCATCTCTTCTATGGGTGGTTATTTTACTATTAGACATTTCGGTGTCAAACAACTAAGCCGTTACAATAGTATTGGAATAAAAGTAATTGGAAATCAAGCTAAAGCCCATATTTCACACTTATTATTCGGTACCTATTACAACCCTTTTATTATTCCTTCATGGACTACTATAGGATTTGTTTTTACGGCTGCCATAATCTTTTTCAAAGGCTACTCTCTTTATTCTTCATATAACAAGAAACAAGAAAGTGAATCCTCTCATTTTTTTTCTGATGATGCGATTTCTAAAGTCCTGCAAGAGAAAGAGGATGAGCTGGGATGTGGTAGATCAAAAGCACGTGTACGCGTTAATGGTCAAAATGCGACTTGGAATTTGGCAGACATATCCTATAGTAAACCCGTTCATAACGGGTCAGCTTTGGAATTGTATAATTCTGTTTCTTCCAATTTACGTTTTGTTGTCGTAACAAGTTCTAGGGCCAAAAGGCCAACACATATTTTTGGCGTTTGCTCGAACTTTGCTATTATTAACAAGCATGCTACCTGTGGGGATAAAGAATTTAAAATATCCTATTTCCCTAAAGGTAAACACGACAAAGAAGCTGAATTTATTGAGTATTCTGTCTTTGAAGATGATATCGTTCCATTTAGGGATGATTTACTCCTTATACGCGTTCGTGGAATGCGTTTTAGGAATTTTCTTCCTCATTTCCTAATAGCTCCTCATCCTAAACGATTCGGAGGTGCTGTAGGGAGTGTTGAGAGCACTATGGTTTATCATGAAGATACAATTAGTGTACAGGATAAATTTTCAGATGTCACAATTAACGGTTATATTCGCTATGAACGCGAATATGTTGAC